AGTTCTATGAAAAATCAGCATGGAATATATTTAACTGACCAAGAGTTTGTTGACAAATGGCGACAGTTTCCAAGCCCATCCTTAATGGCACAAGAAACTAAATATAGCCCAAGAGCAATTCAAAACCGTAGACGAACTATAGAAATTAAACTAGGAATTACACTAGAGACTTTAATAAATCCTAGAGACGAACATAATCGTAAACAAAAACAAGAACGAATAGAAAGACTAAAAGAACAAAATCAACTTCGAATTGATGCTACATCTCATTCTGTAAGAAGGGGAATAACTGTAGATAATGGAAGAATAATTGTTTTTTCTGATGCACATTTTACTGATTACACAACAACAGGCTTTAAGGCTTTACTTAAATTTATAGAACATTTTAAGCCTAAAGCCATTATCTGCAATGGTGATGCCTTTGATGGAGCAGTCCTTAGTCGTTACCCATCCATAAATTATGATAGCAAGCCTAGCGTTTTGGATGAATTAAATTATTGCAAATTACATTTAGATGCAATAGAAAAAATTAGACCTGCAGGATGCAGACTTATTTGGACATTGGGTAACCATGATATGCGTTACGAATCTGCTTTAGTTAGCAGAGCACCTGAGTTTAGTGGGGTTGATGGCTTTAATTTAAAGTTTCATTTTCCAAATTGGGAAACCTGTTGGTCATTTTGGGTCAATGAGGATACTGTAATTAAACACAGGCATAAAGGCGGTCGGTACGCAGGATACAACAATGTACAAGCAAGTTTTTGCAATATCTTTACAGGTCATACTCATGTATTGACTTGTAGCCCAATTTCTACTTTTGACCAAAAAACCTATTGGGGTATACAAACAGGTACTTTGGCTGATGTAAATGCGGAAAGTTTTCAATACACAGAAGACAACGCAAAAGATTGGAGACAAGGTTTTATTATGGCTTCATGGGAAGAAGGGCGATTACTAATGCCTGAAATGATAATGGTTTGCGGTGAAGATGAAGTCGAATTTAGAGGTGAAGTGTTAAAGGTGTAACTATGATTATTACGCCTGCTATTCTTAAAAATTTGTACGCAACAATATATTGTTGTTATCCATTTACAAAATGGAAGATGCCATTACCTGAAGAAATTAAATTTGAAGTTATAGAGGACCCGTCTGCTTACGCTTATTACACTTACGATGAAGGTGAAAAATACGCACATAAGATACAAATCTCTAGAGCATTATGTGGACATTTTATAACTGTATTTAGAAGTCTTTGCCATGAAGCAGTACACATGAGCAGATGGGCACATTCTAGAGAAAGATGGAGCCATCACGATAAAGTATTTAAGGCTCGTTGCAAGATGGTGGCAGATGAATTTGGTCTTGACCCTTTAGAACTTTAATGATTCATATTGTTTACATAAAGTGGGTTATATGTAACATATATGTTACTTTGTAGCCAAAATGTATAAGCCTACATTACTAAATGCGTAACCAATATATACAATCGCCATAGGCAGGTTACCTTTTGCAACCTGTTCTAAACCTATAAAAGCATAAATCCCGCCTACGACAATTATTAGCCAAGCACTCATTATTGTGTAGCCCTACCTTCTGCCCTTGCTGAACTTTCTAAAGACCGCCACACTTCAATTTTAGCCTCTGCTCCAATCATAAGCCATCTAAGGTGTTCAGCCTTTTCTATAGCCTCTCTAAGTGCATCTAAATGTTTAATGTAATTAGGATGAGCATAGGCAAACGATTCTTTTTCTGATTGTGTTTTAGCCGTACATTCATTCATTAATATTGCTTTTATGGTTTTTCGAAACTCTGTCATATATACAACATTGGCTTTTGCAACTGCAAATTGCTCTGCATTATCTCGTATGTAATCTAATGCTTTAAATGGACTAATTTCTTGGTCTGTCATTTTGTGTTTTCCTTTCTTGTAATATTCTTTGTAATATGTGCCAAAATGGGCTTTCTATTGGTTTCATAATCCTCTACTCCTTAAACAATCTGCAATCTTATTTACAATTTCAAACCTTTGTAACCCTACTGTATGCAATCCCAACTCATTTGCTTTTTGCATCATTAACGAATCATTAGCACGCCAATCTTGATTAGATTTATTACTAATACTTTCAGTCTTTAACCATTCAGCCTTAAAGCCACCCCAACCTCTTTCGCAACATATTGCCAATACTTCTTCTAATGGTTTATTAGCCTTTTCAGCCTCCCTAGAAATGCCCTTTAATGCTGTTTGAGTTACTGCCATCTTTTTTGCTTTGCGAAGGGTTAAAAAATCATTCCATACTGATTCTGAAACACCAATAGGAATAGCGACTTTAGGAGCAATAGAGTTAGTCTTTATTTGATTATTGATTAATGATTTATGATTATTGATTAGTTGAGCATCTGTTGAACGACTGTTAAACCTTGCTTGTGCTGATGCCTTTCCTGCACGACTAGCAGATTCAATCTTTAAGTTATATTTTTGTATAACTTCATCGCATCGTTTATGAATCCACCCATTATCAGTAAGTGTGAAATATTCATTAAGAATATTCATACCATCTTCAATATTGGTAATGCGTAATTTCCTAAATACTTTATTTGGCTCGTTTGGAATAGTTTGCTCAGAATCGTAGTAATAAAGTATTAGTCGTAAATATATTGCCTCCTCCTCAAGAGATAAGTGGGCTGTATTGCTTATCCACTCTTTTATTTCAAATTGAAAGTAGTGCATGATTCTCCTTTTCGTAAAGTGTTCTTATCATACACTTAAAAAATATTGTGGACTATGATAATTTTGTTTTATAATACTTGTATGGTTGTTTTGACCATAACACGAAAAAGGAGCAACACATGAGCGATCGTTATTACGAGCCTGAGGATGACAACTCAGACGACTTTTTAAAAGAACGCATTGCTGAGTTAATGAACACCAAGCAGTATGACCCTTCATTAGTTCATCATTTATCAGAAGCAATATCAGAAGCAAATGCTGATGACCAAGAAACTATTCAAGACCATATTACAAATAAGGCTTGGGATAAATTAGGTATGAAACTTTTTTACATGAGTCATGCTTATATGGAAAAGTTTGCAGAACAACACGCTATACATGAGTACAACCAAGGTTTAATTCACGATTAGGAGAAAACATGAAAACATCTGAAACCATTTCAAAAATAGCACCTGCATTATTGCAAGCACAAAAGGCTATTACTTTTGCAAGTAAAAATGCTCGCAATCCTCATTTTAAAAACACATACGCTGATTTACCTGCGGTGATTGATGCGGTGAAAGAAGCACTTAACAATGCAAGTATTACATTTATCCAATCACCAAGCCCTAGCGATGATGGTCGACTACATTTAACGACTAGGCTTATTCACGAATCAGGCGAGTGGATTGAAGATACTGCCGTTAGTCCTTTGCCTAAACAAGACCCACAAGGACTTGGCTCTGCCATTACTTATCTTAGGCGATATTCCCTTGCTAGTATCTGTGGGCTATATCAAGATGATGACGATGGCGAAGGAGCAAAATCCAAACCAACAGATGCAAACGCAATTTTAAAATTTGTAACTGAAATAGCAAATTGCTCAGATATAGATAATTTAAAAAATACTTACTTAAATGCAATGGCTATTGTTAAAAACGACCCTTTAGCATTGAAGTCGATAGAGTTGGCAAAAGACAAAAGAAAGAAAGAACTTGAACCTGCTTAATATGCGACCTCTGTACGAAACCCAAGCCGACAGGGATGGAGAACGAGAAATCGTTTTACAACTTTGTTACGCTTGGGAATGTATTGCAGAAAAAGGTCGTCATTTAGGTTATGTAGACTATTATTTATACAAGCCTAAAACAAACTTAATAGCAGTAGTAGAAATAAAGAACAGAAATAAATTAAGTATTAGTAAATTTCCGTATTACATGATTAGCAAAAAAAAGATTAAGAACGGATTAAATATTGGCAATGAATTAGCAGTTCCGTTTTTGTTAATTGTTAATTTTGCTGAATTGTTAATGTATGCAGAAATAACAAAAAAACATAGGTTTAAAGAAGCAATGGGTGGTCGTAAAGATAGAGGTGATCCAAACGACATTGAAGAAATGGTTTTTATACCTATGAGTTTATTTAAACCTGTTTAAAACAACCTATGAGTTATAACTTTTTTATGTTTGAATTAATACCCTTTTTGAAATTACATGAGATGGAAATGACTACTTTTACAACCGAAGACAGAATTAACTCAACTGACACTCGCTTATTAGAGCAAGGAAGCCCTGAATGGAAACAGGCACGATTAGGCTATGTTTCTGCTAGTAATGTTGCTGATGTAATGGCAAAAGGCAAAACAGGTGAAGCAATTACTCGTAAGAAATATAAAACTAGGCTTGTAGCAGAGCGATTAACAAATCAAAGCCAAGACTCTTATAGCAATTCGGCTATGGAATGGGGTGTAGAAAACGAACCTTATGCAAGACAAGCCTACGAAATGCACGCTAATGTATTAGTAGACAAAACAGGTTTTTGGAAACATCCCGACATTAAATGGTTAGGTGCTAGTCCTGATGGTTTAATAAACGAAGATGGTATTGTTGAGATTAAATGTCCTAATACAACTACTCATCTTGACTACATTTGGGCTGATGAAGTTCCTAGTGAATATTACAAACAGATTCAATGTCAGTTATGGGTAACAAATAGACAATGGTGCGACTTTGTAAGTTATGATCCTCGTCTACCTATTCGTAACCAATTATTTGTAAAGCGTTGTGTCCGTGATGAAGTCCTAATTGCGGAAATGGAAGTAACAGTATTAGCGTTTTTAGGCGAAGTAGAAGTTATGATTAATGTCCTCTCAGGAGAAAAATGATGGCGGTTCTTAAATTTGAAGTAATGGCAAAAAATGGTAGTTACAAAGATCGAAATGGTAACGACAAGGTTCGTTGGCACAAGATGGGTAATTGTTTTGAAACGGAAAAAGGGTTATCAATAAAGATTGATTCGACTCCTGTTGGTTGGGATGGTTGGATTTCTTTATTTGAACCAAGACCTAAGGAGAATTTTAAAGAGGCAGGAAGTAGCGATGTTCCTCGTCCTTTGCAAGAAATTGCAGAAGACATCCCTTTTTAATACAATAACTCAGGGTCATTAAGCCATTTTCCAAGGATGTAGCAAGTAACGAATTTTGTGGCTTTCAGCGTTACATGTAACAGACTACTAAATTGGGACCCACTATCTACGGGGTGATGCAGTCCTAGTAAGACTAAAAACTGCTCGGGATTTACCAATTCCGCTCCTTTCGTGGCATCACCCCACCCAAATTCTTATGGGGACTTTCCCCCATACCGTAACTATGTGGCTTATAAGCCGATCTTTACGGAAAATTCATGCAAATACCTGAAATATTCGTTGGTGATATTCCTAGAAGTATTACAATACTTATATGGACAGGCGGTTCTGTTCACACGACAAGGAGATTTAACATGAATGTAATGATCAAGCGAGTACGCAAATTTGATGGTTTAGAAATGGTTACTTATATGTTGAGTGGCGGTTACGAAGTAGATGTTCATCCTAATCAGTCATTCTCTGTATATACAAAAACAGGCAATTATGCCAAGACAAAGACTCGTGCATTAGTAGCGAGAGCAATCTTCGAATACGAAAATCGTCCAAAAGGCTAACTGATGAGGGCTAAATGCCCGAAACACTCGAGAGAGTGTATTAGTCAAACACGAATAGGAGAATTTAAATGCAAGTAAACAAATTAGAAAACAATGTATATCAAACACAATACATTCTTGATGATGGTTCAATGATTCTTGTATCTGATACTTTAAAAAAAGTATTTATGCAAAACGGCAAGTGCGTAAGAAACAGCAACCAAAAAGTTATTTATTACATGACACAAGAATTAGAAAGATTCTTAAAAAAGGCTAACTGAAGAGGCTTTAATAGCCGAAACCGCTGATAGGCGGTCTTAGTCAAACGAAAGGAGTAAGTATGAAAAAAATCCCAATGTGGATGGAGTGGTTGGCAGTAATAGTAGCAGGTGTATTGTTTGGATTAGCCGTTGGGCTAATGTTGTTGGGTTATAACTTGGCTTTTTTACTTTATTAATCACGAAAGGATTAAATCATGGCACACGAATTAACTATTACAAACGGTAAGGCTGAAATGGCTTTTGTTGGTGAAACACCTTGGCATGGTCTTGGTCAGCAATTAAAAGAGGACTCTACCATTGAAGATTGGCAGTTTCAGGCAGGAATGGATTGGACTATCAATTCTGCTCCTGTTAACTATGTTGCAGGTGGCAATAATCAAACTTTTGTAGGGCAGAATGTTTTATATCGTTCTGATAACCATATGCCTTTGGCAGTTGTTTCAAATCGGTACAAAGCCGTTCAGCCTAAGGAAGTATTAGAGTTCTTCCGTGACCTTGTTGCCGAGAATGGCTTTAAGATTCATACGGCAGGAACCCTGCGTGGCGGTAAGCGTATGTGGGCTTTGGCAGAGACAGGTAAGTTTGGCGAAGTCTGCAAAGGCGATGGAGTAGGAGGCTTTCTATTGCTTTCGACTTCTTGTGATCGCACATTGGCTACAACTGCTCGTTTTACGACTGTTCGAGTAGTGTGCAACAACACTCTAACTGCCGCTGTAAATTACGATGTTGCTAACAAAGTTTCTTTTAGCCACATTCAGCACTTTAACCATGAAGTCGTTAAAGAAAAATTGTGCAGTGCAGTAGAGTCCTTTGGTTCGTTTATGGAAATGGCTAAAGTATTACAAAGACAGAAAATGAACATTCCATTGGCTAAACAGTTTGTTGCAAAACTTGTAGCACCTATGTCGCAAGTTAAAGAAGGCGATATTGAAAACAATCGTGCCTATAAGAAAATTATGGCTTTATTTGACCAAGAGGCAAAAGGTATTGAATTAGTTGGCAATACAAAGTGGGGTATGTTGAATGCCGTTACTGAGTACATAGACCATCACAATCCTAGCCGTAATCAGGATGCTCGTTTAGATTCTGCATGGTTTGGCACAGGCGACAGAATGAAGGCTCGAGCAGTCGAATTATTAGTTGCTTGACAAGTAATACATTAGTAGTATTATTACCCCCATATATTACATGGGGGTTTTTTTATGTCTGAAGAAAAGAGAAGTTCTAACGCAGTAGCAAAAATCAGAGTTTTATTTCAATCTACTGTAGGTCCTTTAACTCTAAAAGATATTAGAGACAAAATCCCCGATTTAAAGTCTAGCGAAATCTCAATGGCTCTTTGTTACTTTTTAAGGCAACGCTATGTAACAAGAGCAAAAGTAGAAAACAAATCACCTAAAGAACGCAAGCAAATTTGGGAATATACATACTCAGATACCAAACTTGCAGAGGTTAATAATGGAAATTAAAGAAATAGCATTAGATGTATTAGTCCCCTATGCTAATAATTCAAGAACCCATGATGAGGCTCAAGTAGCGCAAATTGCAGGCAGTATTAAAGAGTTTGGTTTTAGAGATCCAATCCTTGTAGATGAATCAAATATGATTCTGTGTGGTCATGGAAGGGTTATGGCGGCACGCAAACTAGGAATGACATCTGTGCCTTCCATTTCTACATTAGGTATGTCTGAGATTGAAAAAAAGGCTTTTATTATTGCTCATAATAAGATTGCAATAAATGCAGGTTGGGATAACGACTTGCTTAAACTTGAATTAGGCAAATTAGATGAGGAAGGCTTTGATTTTGAATTAACAGGCTTTAGTGCTGAAGAATTTGATGCCCTAATTAATTCTAATGAAATAGAAGGGGATGGCGAAAAGAAAGAAAGCATATTAGATAAATTAGATGTTTCAATTGATGAGCCTAGAACAGAAGTTACTAAAAATGACAAATGGATTCTTGGCGACAAACATGTTCTTATCTGTGCTGAAGTAGTAAAGGAATGGGATAAATGGGTTCAAGAACTAGAGGGTGAGAAAACTTTATTTCTTCCATTTGCAGGTATTTATGCCGCCCTTGCAAAGAAGGCAGAAGAATATCGCTTAGTAATAGTTCAGCCTGATACTTATATTGCAGGGTTAATTATTGATAGATACCAAGATGTTCATGGTTTTAGTTCTGTGAGGAAAGCATGATTAAGACAGGAGGAATATGGGATTACAAAGAAAAGAATGTTTATTTCTTAGCGACATCTCCTTCATCTTTTAAAAAGCAAGAAGTACTCAAATTCTACGATTACATTCTTTGTGCAGTAAACGAGATTAAAAATGCCGAAGATGAAGAATTTATTGTAGATGCAGTAAATCAAGGCAAAAAAGTATTTATCGACTCAGGCGTGTTTTGGCTAACAAACCAACACGCTAGAAACAATAACATGACTATGGACCAAGTTCTTGCTATGGCTCCGACTGAACTTGATGGCTTTGAAGACTTATTTGATAAGTACACTCGCATTATTAAAGAAATAGGTGAAAAGGCTTGGGGCTACATTGAAATTGATCAAGGTGGGCGTGAAAACAAAATAAAGACTAGAGACAGATTACATAAATTAGGGTTTAACCCTATTCCTGTGTATCACCCATTAGTCGATGGATGGGATTACTTTGACTACTTAGCAGAACGCTATGACAGAATATGTCTAGGCAATATTGTTCAGGCTCAAAATGAAACTCGCAAACGACTATTGGCTACTATTTGGGAAAGAAGAAGAAAATATCCTGATTTGTGGATTCATTGTTTAGGGTTAACCCCTAATGAGCATTGTATTGCTTTCCCTTTAAGTTCTTGTGATTCAAGTTCTTGGTTATCGACAGTTAGATGGATGCAAATGCCTAACAGAACCTCGTTAAAGGCTTGGGATAGCGTTGATGAAAAAGTCTTTAGATACGACCTTGACGACCCTGAAAAAGGCTACAAAAAGACTGTGCAGGTGTCTGCTTCAATATGTAAAGGCGACCTAATTAATTGGAGGCAAGCACTTAATGAAGTAGAAACTGTATTAGAAACTAGCCACAAAATGGAGGTCTAAATGATTAGGCAAATATTTGTTACATATACTGCAGTAGGTTTTCATTATTGGGAAGGGGCTACTGCAAAAAGATCCTATTTACGCAATAAACATAGGCATCTATTTCATGTAAAAATTAAATGCCCTGTTGAGCATAACGACAGAGATATAGAGTTTCACGATTTAATTGATTTTGCCAAATCGCACTTTGATGGAGGCGATATGGGTCCTATGTCGTGCTAATCTATAGCGGAAGATTTAGCCTACAAATTAGTGCATCACTACAATAGACCTTTTAGTGTAGAAATTAGTGAAGATGGCGAATGCGGTGCTCATATTGTATTAACTGAAGGGATAAAATGAAAAAGTCTGACGAAATAAAAGAAAAAATTAAAAATAATGGAGGTACATATTTTGCAAACGATAATATTTCTGATTATGTAAACAAAAATGACATTCAAGATTTACAAAACGAAGTAGAAGTAAAAATGCAGGAAGTATTAGAGGCTTTAGTCATTGATACACAGAACGACCATAATACTAAAGAGACTGCTAAACGGGTATCAAAAATGTTTATGCAAGAAGTATTTAAAGGTCGATATGAGCCAATGCCGTCAGTAACGGAGTTTCCAAATGCCAAAAACCTTGATGAAATTTATACTCTTGGTCCAATCACTATTCGTTCTGCTTGTTCACATCATATGGTGCCTATTACAGGTCGTGCTTGGATTGGTGTTCTTCCTAACAATAGGCTTATTGGTATTAGTAAGTTTGTGCGTCTTACAAATTGGGTTATGGGTAGACCTCAAATTCAAGAAGAATCGACCGTTCAATTAGCAGATTTAATTGAAAAATTAATTGAGCCAAAAGGCTTGGCGGTTGTTGTAGAGGCTACTCATAATTGTATGACATGGCGAGGAGTAAAAGAAAGCGACACAGTTATGAAGACTTCAGTAGTTAGAGGCTTCTTTAAAGAAAACAGCGATGCAAGATCAGAATTTTTTAGGCTAATTAAATGACATACATATCAACGAAGACTTATGGACATGAAATAGGTTTATCTTGTGCGTTTAGACAATGGAAAGCAGATAGCCATTGCAAATATTTACATGGATATTCTTTAGCCTTTACCTTTAAATTTATTGCAGAAAAATTAGATTATAGAAATTGGGTAGTAGATTTTGGTGGTTTAAAAGACCTTAAACACATGCTTGAAGACCATTTTGACCATAAAACGGTAATTTCAGAAGACGATCCACATATTAAATGGTTTGAAAAAGGGCGAGACTTAGGTGTATTAGATTTAATAATTGTAGACGGTGTTGGATGTGAAAAGTTTGCAGAGTTAGCCTATAACCTTGCTCAAGAATGGTTAGAAGATAATGATTTGTCT